GTTCGCCACTTGTGCCACCGCTGGCAGCTTTGTTCACCACATTGCCGACGATGGGTCCGTCCGCGCCGTTATTCTGCACCACGAAGGCGGCAAAGCAGGCTTCAATCTTTTTACGCCACAATTCCGCGTCATCATAACCGTCACGGTCACGCATCCGCACCATCGAGGGGGCATAAGCCGTGACTCCGCGTGTTTGACCAGGGCGGAGCTTGCGGAACACATGCACCACCATATCGGCAGGCACGCGCACACTTTGGAAACGCGCCGATCCAACAATCAGTTCGCCAGGGTGTTGCGGCCACATCCAATAAGCCACACGGCGGTTTTGCTTGTCGAACTCTATGCCTTGGCGAATCGTGTTGCCGTTTTCTCCCACGGTGGATTTTGCCGTGTCGAGGAAATCCGCCTCCAAGATCTGCAATTGCAGCGGCACGCGCATGGTGCTGCTGAGTCCTCGATCCCGAAACAGAATGAAGCATTCGCCGCTTTCATACATGGCACGCGCCGCGAGTGCCTGAAGCCCGTAGAAATCCAAATCACCATCCGCATCACAGAACTGGCACCATTCATTCCATGCCGCCATGATCTGCTTATTCAGGCGTTCCGAACTGGTGCGCGCCTGCGCGGTGATGCCTGTGCCGATAGCATTGCCGACGAAAATCTCCACCGCCTTGCTGCCATAGCAATTATTCCGCACCAAATCGCGGGAACGCTCGCGCAGGCGATTACCTGCACCGCTGATTTCCGCATTGGCCGAAGTGCCGCTGGTGATCCAGTCATCAATCCGCCTGCCAGTTTTCGCGCCTTCATAGCCACGCGCCAGCATATCCATTGCGATTCTGGCTTGCTTGCGTTTGAACGCCGATTGTGGGGAAAACACCCCGATGATGTCATCAATCCACATGGCTAATCCCTCACGAAGCTGGCGAAGCTGGCGCGGCTAGTCGGTATCTGCGCGTCAGCGTTCAGTTGGTTACGGATTACGTCGCGGAGCTTTATCATCTCATCGAGCGAGTGGTAGCGCACCGACTTATCGCCCGTGCGTACCTCAAGCGTGCCAGAGGCGATTGCCGCTTCCAGTGCGTCCAATTGTGATTGCGTAAATGCCATTGTTTACCTCGATAGCCAGTTGTCCATGCGTGGAATCCACGCTTGGTTGGGTTGATTTCTACTGTCCTGATCCGTCGGCTCTGCGATTATGCGCGGGGCGTTTTCCAAATCCTCGGCGAGCTTGGCGAGGTTTGGATTGAGTAGCTTGAAGGCCGCCAGCGCATACACCGTGCAATCCAGCACCTCATTTCGGGCGCGGGTTTTAATCCATTCCCGTTTTGAAACACCTTTTGCAAAGCGCGTGACTTGCTTTTCACCCGTCAGCTGCAAGAAATACTCGCGGTCACGTTCCAGCGGAAAATGGAAGTAACCCGCCCCAGGCTCGGTGAGCCGAAGGCGGCTGAAGATAACTTCCTTCGCTGTATCCGTGCCGATAGGATAGAGGCGCAGTTTGTAGCGGTTGTTCTTGCTCGGCCGTCCCACCAGAGGTTTCGCCGTTTGGCTAATTCCCTTGATAGCGAACACGCCGCGCACCGCACGCGCACCACAAAACTCATACACCGCTTGCGTATGGTGACCGCCAGAGTCCACGCACACGCAGGCGATATTCAGATTCACGCCCAGCTTGCTGCGGATAGGTTGCAGCAGAAACGCATCCAGTTCCTGCCACACCATGCTTTGCGCTGGATCACCGTAAAACACGCGGTAATCCAATGACCAGCATTCTTCACCCAAGCCCCAGCCTTTGACTTCCACCTCAAGGCGGTCGCCTTGCACGTCCACCCCAGCGGTGACCAGCACCACAGGTTCGGGCGCATCCTTGCCCCAGCTTTCCTTGCGCTGGAGAAGCACATCCGCCTCGACGCTTTCGCCGCTTTCCTCCCACGTTTCCCCGAGCGAGGTATTCACCCATGTTTTCAGGGTTTCGGGCAGCTTTTTGGCTTTCAAGAACTCCGCCACCATCTGCACGAATGTCACCCACGGGCTGTAAAGCTCGTTGAGGTGGAAGCCTACCACGCCGTTAAACGGAGCTTCGGCAATCCATTCGCCTTTGAGCAACATATCGGCCTTGTCAGCATCACCGATGATGCAGCCGTTATGTTCGCAGATATAGGCAGCCGTTTCGGGCTTGTGCTTTTCGTCACCGTCCTTCTGGTCGCCTTGCTCCCATTTGACTTGCTGCCATTTCAGCGTTTGCTTCTCACCACACTGAGGGCAAGGCACATAAAACCGCCGCTGATCGCTTTGCTCAAAAGCCGATTCAATTCGGCTTGCCCCTTTGATGGTCGGGGTGGAAGTCAGCAGAATCTTGCGATTCCAAAAGGTCGTCGTGCGCTTTTTTGCTAAGCTCACGGGGTCACCTTCCGTGCCAGCTGACACAGGGTAGCGATCCACTTCATCACACAGCACCAGCCGAATCGGACGTGATGCCAGTGATGCAGGCGAATTCGCCCCCGCCCGACGGGTCGAGATGGACGTTGTAGCCGATGATGTTGTTAATAATCTCCGTTTTGCCTACCTGCGCCGATGACATGATGACCACCATCTCGGTGCGGGGGTCGTTCACTGCATCCATCATTTCCCGCTGGTACGGGGCGCGGTCGGTGTGCCATTTGCCAGGTTCTGCGCTGGCTTCGCTGCTTAGAAAGCGGTATTCATCCGCCCACTGGCTCACCTTCAGCCTCGGCGGGGGCTTCAAGTGTTTCAGTGCGCGTTTCAACGCCTTCTGGCCTGATTTGTTGCTCTGGGTCATAGCGTGCGAGTTCCGTTAATGCGTCGCACACCAGATCGCGCAGGCTCTGTTCGATCGCGTAAAACTCCTTGAGATGAAGCACCAGGTGCGCCGCACGGGTTGGTACAGCGAGCATTCGTGCGCGAAAGGTGGCCAGCAAACTTGCCCAAAGCTCCTCCGCTTCATCTGCGGAAATGAGCCTTGCACGCATCATATCCAGTTCCATTTGCGCTCTATCGGCTTGCAGCCTGAGAAGCCTGCCGCGTTCGGCGTACATATCCACCGTGCCAGTATCCTTGCCAAAAGCACGGGCTTGCAGGTAGCCGATATAACCTTGAACACATCCCACCAGATCGTATTTTCCCTTTTCTGGTTTCGGGATGATGCCGTCACGGGCGAGCTGCTGCACGCGCCGTTCCGTCAAGTTCAAGAACCGCGCAATGACGGCGACTTTGTATAAAAGTTGCATGATATTTTTCTCATTTAGTCACGATCCACCCAGCGAAATCGCCAAAGCGGAACCATTGCACTGCATCGTCGCCCAGCATGGCGGGGTCGAGTGGTCGTTGAACGCCTGATAGACTCAGTTCTTTTGCGATCACGCTTTCCGCATCCACACCTGCGGCAATCTTTCCCGCTAGTGTCAGCCGCCAGAACACGGTCGCTTCATAGCCCGTGGCCGCTTCGCATTTATCGACAATCAGCAGCGCACCACCTGGCTTGATGAGGGATTTCAGATAGTCGATGAAATCCTGCCGTTTGCCGACGGGCAGAAACATCAACACCAGATAGCAAATCGCCAAATCATAAGGCTGGAAGCGATAATCAAGCGCGTCGATCTGCACCAACTCGCCAGGGGCTTTATACCTCGCGCACATTTCCGCGCTGGCTTCGATGCCCACCAGCTTGGCTTTGCGCTCAACTATCGTTTCTTCAATCGCTTGGCCGATGTTGCCAGTGGACGCGCCGATGTCATACACCAGCCCATTTCTGGGGATGTAATGACGGGCGATATGCGCCACCGCACCAGTTACCAAATCATACCAAGGCAGTTGCTCGCGCACATGCCTATCGAAGCCCGAGGCCACTTTCGTGTTCTCGAACGTCCACTCGCGGGGAATATCCATGATGTTTACTCGGGTAATGCGTCCCAACGCTCACCTGGTTCGATCTTCACCGACCGAATGCCATAGCGTGAATACATTGCGTGGGTTCTTGGGTTGCTTTCGATAGCGAGGAATGTTGCCCCGCCGTGTTTAGGCAGCACATGCTCCGCAAGCATCCGTTCCTTTGCCAACGGGGGTGTAAGCCCGTAAACATTGAAATGCGCTTCCTGGGGTAACCAGGCGGTTTTTGCGCTAATGCTCGCAAGCGTTGCTTCTCGGTGCATCGCAGGCCGCGCTGTCATCATGATGACGTGATGCGGCCTGATTAACTCCACCAGCCAGCGACGATATTGCTCTGCCTCGATCTGTTTTATGAAAGGGCGGCGTTTATCATCGCTGTTTTCCACCAGCGTGTAGTTAAGGTCGAGCAAGAGTATCATAGCACAAGTCCCGTTCGCTCGGAGAAAGCGCGTTTTGCATCAATTACACGCCCCATCCTGCTGCCATCAGGATAGGGTAAATCGAATTCAAACTCGAGTGCTGCGTTCAACTTTTTGTAATCAATCGGTTTTGGCCTCGCACATACCGCCTGCACATTGCTGTTGCTTTCCGATACCTGGACGATCTCGAAAAACTCTTTGAACAGGCAATAAAACTCGTTCTGGCTATGGTACTTCTGCACCTTCGGGCTGCTGGTCATATCGCCCAGCGTGATGCCCGATTCATATTCGAGCAGGAAGGCACGCCCCGTCGATTGCCGTTCGTTCAGGGAATTGTAGCCTTTCAGCTGGCGAATATTGATGTGGTTGATACTTGAGGCCACCGCATAGAGTTTCGTTTGCGGTGAACAGAGCGCGGCGCACAGGCAAATGATGTGCTTGCGATCTTCCTCAAACGGCACGCTGTTCAGCACGCTTGAGATGAACACCGAATTGTAGGGGATTTTGCGATCACCAACATCGGCAAGGAACTCATCCACCACGCGCAAGGACTCTGCCTTGTCAATTTCTTCGGACTCATTCACGCGATACGGCTCAAACGGAGTGACGCGCACGCCGATAGAACGCAGGATTTGCGTTTCATGCAAATGCCCCGCGCCGAAATCCAGCACCGACTTGCCATGCTCCTTGATCCACTTGTCGCGGTTCTTTGGCTCGGCCACATCAAAATCCTTTGACGTGC